TGCGGCGCGGGTTCGCAAGTTAGACCTATGGCAAAGAAATTATCTATCCTCGACAAAACGTTCCAACTGGCGTTGCTCCTGCATCGCCGGACAGCGGAATTCAATCGCAAATACAAATTCACTATCGGCGACCGCATCGACGTTGTGGCAGAGGAAGCGCAGGAAATGATACTGCGGGCGAATCATCAAACCGACCCGAAACGGGCCGCACAAATCATCTACGATTTCGTCCTGCGTATTGACACCCTGTCGCTAAAACTGCGGATGGCCGTTGCGCTGGGTCTGATGAGTGACGACGCAAAAGCACAATGCGATATGCTTATCGCAAAGATTAAAGACGAGGCGAGGGGTTGGCGAAACTATTTTCTGCGTGGCGAGGGTGTCGTCGGCAAGAGCAACGGGCCGTCGGCAGAGAGCCTATAATTATTATTTTGAAAAGGGTTTGCATACTATCATTCATAGTTATACCGACAATGCAAAAAACTGGCGAGTACAATTCCAACAACGCGTTCATCTACAACGGCAACACGGGCAACGTGAACAACAACAACAAGTATAACACGAACGCCGTGCGTCCGGTTTCCGAATTTCAAGGTAATGTAGACCCTTTCGCCTCGTTCTATAAATCAATGCGGGCGGCATATCGCCTATGCTTAAAAAACAAAGCGCATACCGCTAACGCGATACGCTTTTGGCTTGATGAAGAAAGCGAGCTTGTCGCGCTCGCCCGCGAGGTGTTCAACTGCGAATATGTCCCGCGGCAATCCATCGCATTTATCGTTACGAAACCATGCCTGCGCGAAGTGGTAGCCGCCGATTTCCGCGACCGAATCGTGCAGCACTATATCGTCATGCGCCTCGAAGCTCTTTTCGAGGAATGCGGAACACTCGACGATAACATGTTCAGTTGCCGCGTCGGGAAAGGCAACCTTGCGGCCATACAGGCCCTACAACAGCAGATATTCCACCAGTCGAAAGGTTATACCACCGACTGTTATGTGGCAAAATTCGACCTGCAATCATTCTTTATGAGCATCGACAAACGCCGTCTTTACGACGAGTTGGTCGCATTGGTCGCCAAGCGCTACGAGGGATGGGATAAGGATACGCTGTTGTATCTTATCCGCGTCGTTACGCTGCATAATCCGCAGGACAACGCCGTGCGGAAAACTCCACTTTGCGATTGGGCTGACCTGCCGCGCTCGAAGAGCCTCTACAATGTCGATTGGTTCCTCGGTTTAGCCATCGGGAACCTCACGTCGCAATCCGACGCGAATTTCTACAACGCACCCGCGATGCGGTGGATGCGCTCCGTTGGCCTCGCTCCTGTGAACTACGTCGATGATTTCGCATTCGTCGTCCGGGATAAGGCATCGTTTCTTACGGCCATGCCTTATATTCGAAACTATTTCGCCGCAGAACGGGGACTGACGATGCACCCGCGGAAATTCTACCTGCAACACTACTCGAAAGGCATCAAGTTTTTAGGTGCGGTTATCAAATACAACCGCGTCTACACGAACAACCAAACCGTCGCACGGTGTTTCGGAAAGATTCACTACTACAACGAAGCGTGCCGACACAGTAGCCGCCGCAAGGCCCGGCATGTCGAGAAGCTGGCGACAATCCTAAACTCCTATTTGGGGTTGATGCGGCATTTCGATACGTTCAACATTCGTAAACGCATCGCCGCAGAGGTCGGAACCGTATGGTGCGACTATATCCGTTTCGACGACGACATCACGACGGCAACGGTCGTCAAACATTTCCGGCAACGGGAAATCTGCAAATACAACGTCCGCAAACAACGCAGACGCGATTTATTCACACTCAAAAACTTACTCAACGATGGAAACACAGCAGCAAATTAACGAATTACAGTCGCGCCAGTTGGAACTGCGCGCGATCATGGCATCGTCGGACGAACGGGCCGCGAAATGCTTCAAAAACGGAACGTCGTTTCGTGAAACATACCCCGACGATTTCGCCCGATACGAGGCCGCAAACGCCGAATACAACCGAAACGAACAGACGCTGGCCAAACTCGAAGCGACGCGAGAAGCGGAACGAGCCGAGGAAGAGCAGGCGCATAATATCGACGCCGTATGAACCTATTGACCGAACAATCGACAATGGCCGAAACCATCGTGCAAAACTCGACGACAGCAATATTGACGTCGATTTTCTATCAAGCTCTTGCGGATTCGATCATTTGGTTGGTCGTTGCGGCTGTGGTTATCGTCTGCGATCTCTTTTTCGGCTGCGAAGCGGCCCGAAAAAGGGGTGAGCGTGTGCGCATTTCGCGGGCGGTTCGCCGCACAGTCAACAAAATGTGCGAATACCTGTGCTGGGTCATGCTCGGCCTTACTATTTCGATAGGATTTGCCGCCGACTGGCTGAAATACCTGATTTTCGCCATCATTTACGGTAATGAACTATCGTCGTGCTTGTCTAACTATTTTGCAGCAAAAGGCAAGCGGATAATATTTAACGTCTTTTCGTTGCTGGGGCGACGGCTCGGTATCGACGAACTCGAACAATGCCACATCGAGGAAGATGACCGGAATAATAAAAACACAGCCAACAAAGACGATAGCATAACTTATTAAAACCACGGCAATTATGGCAGATGCGCAAAAACTCGTTCCGTTCATCCTATCGTGGGAAGGCGGATATGTGAACGACCCCGACGATGTGGGCGGAGCAACCAACAAAGGAATAACGATTGCAACGTGGCGGCTGCACGGATGCGATAACGACGGCGACGGCGACATTGATGCCGACGACCTGCGAATCATAACGAACGAGCAATGGATGGAGATTTTCAAATGTCAGTATTGGGATAGGTGGAAGGCCGACGAGATCGAAAATCAGTCCATCGCAAATATCGTTGTCGATTGGGTGTGGGCGTCGGGCGTCCACGGCATCAAACAGGTACAAAAAATCCTCGGCGTCGAGGTCGATGGCATCGTCGGCCGCAAAACACTCGCCGCACTTAACAGCCGCCCCGCAGACCCGCTGTTCCATCAGATACAAGCGGCACGCATCGCGTTCGTCGAAAATATCGTCCGACGAAAGCCATCCCAACGGAAATTCCTGCGGGGATGGAAGAATCGCATTTTAGCAATTAAATTCGAACCATGAAACGTGTAATCCTTTTACTTGCGATTGGCTGCTTGTGTTGCGCGTGTGCATCCACGCGCAACACCTCGCGTTCATCCGCGCAGGAGCGCGTCGAAGAGCAAGCCGAATCGGAGCGGCAAATCTCAACGCAGGAGCAGGCGGAGGAGCAGCGCGACGTCGTAACGATTTCGAAAACCACGACGGAAACGAAATCGACGACAACCATCTACGATACGAGCAGCCCCGCTGCCGACAGCTTGGGAATCCCGCCGCCCCAGCAGACGACCACAACGGAAACGAAAACCACAAACACGACGGCAACCGTCGATAAATCCGTTATTCGTCAGATCGTCGACGAGCAATTACGCGAAGCCGCCAACGAACAAACCACGACGAACAAACAGGAAGACACAGGCACGGAAGAGATCAAAGAGGATTCGACACCGAAGAACCTGCGTTGGCTCGGCATCATTGCAATCTGCGCAACCGTCATCATGGGATGTTTTTTCGTACTCCGTTTTGTCGGTCGAAAATAATTTGTACCTTTGCACCGATGTCGTTTTACGGCATCGTGCGTTGTGCGGGTGTTGCTTCGGCGACCCCGCATTTTTGCAAAAGTTGTCAGATTGTTGTCAAATATTTTTCGGCTCAATTCGCAATTTGCTGAATATATGGCTTGTAGAATAGATAAATACAAGGTTTCCTAAACATTGGGGCAGAGCGGAACACGACATCCGAGCGAAATTACACACAACTTTTTCGCCGGATTATCTATAACAGACGTAAGCCCTTGTAGTTCAACGGATAGAACGGCGGTTTCCTAAACCGCAAATCCGGGTTCGATTCCCGGCGAGGGTACAAGAAGCGACGGAATTTTCCGTCGCTTCGTTCATTTTTGCACGCTTCGTTTGTATATTTGCTCGCAAATGTTGTCAAATAGTTGTCAAAAACCTGCACCATGCCGACCACATTCAAACCTGTTGTCTACGCCGACAATAAACGGCAGGACGGAACCTACAACGTAAAGATACGAGTGACCCATCGACGGCAGACATTGAAGCTGTCGACGAATATGTACGTCGCCGCACACCAAATGACGCGCGCGCTTAAACTCAAAGACCAAAGCATAATCGACGAGGCGAAACGAATCATCGACAACTGGCGCGCCATCGTCGGACGGCTCGGAGCTGCGGCCGACGTTATGACCGTCCGGCAGGTAGTCGACTACATCAAGCAGACGGAGCAGAACAACATGGCTTTCGAACTCGATTTTATCGCCTACGGACGCAAAAAGGCCGAAACGATGCGCCCCGGAACGGGCATCGGGTATCAGATCGCCTTAAATGCGTTGGTGCGGTATATCGGCACGGAAACACTTGACATCAGCCGGATAAATGCCCGATTCCTTACGGGCTTCGAACAGTTCATCGAGGCCGAACCCGTTCTGACGCACAGCAGAAAGGGCGCAATCCGCCAACTACACAAGACCAAGAAAGGCGGCCGCGCCATATCATCCTATCTTGCCTGTGTCCGCCACATCCATAATCTCGCAAAACAAGAGTTTAACGACGAAGAATTGGGCGTCATCCGCATACCGCAATCACCGTTCAAAACCTACAAGGTCAAGCAACCGCCAAAGGTCAAAAAACGAGCCGTCAGCCCCGATATACTCCAACAAATAATCAACCTCGGCGATGAACCACGCCGCGCTGGGTCGATCTCTGATTTCACGCGCCGCGATCTTGCCC